GACCAGAGCGCCGAGAAAGACACGGCGGAGGCCGTTCGCGCCAAGAAGGAAGAGCGGCTGCTTCAACTCGGCGGCGCCTTCTCGCGCTACTCGGTGGCGCTGCACGACATGGTGTCTCGGTTCTTCGCCATGGCCCAGCGCGCCGGGCTGATGCCCAAGCCGCCGCCCGCGCTGCTCAAGAGCGGCAAGCTGAAGATCGACTTCAACAACCCGCTCGTCACCGCCCAGAAGGCGATCACCTTCACCGGAATGTCGCAGCTCGTTTCGTTCGCGCTCGCGGCCAGCCAGGCGAAGGCGGCCGGCGTCGACAAGATCGACTTCGACGAGCTGATCGACACGGCGGCCGACATGCTCGGGGTCAAGCCGAACGTGCTGCTCTCGGATGATCAACTCGCCAAGCAGCGTGCGGCAGCAGCGGCCCAGCAGCAACAGCAGCAGCAGGCGCAGTCGCTCCCGCAGGCCGCTGGCGCAATCAACGACCTCAGCAACAGCGACCCGCAGAAGCTGCAAGCCCTGCTCTCGCAATTCGGCCCGAACGCTCAAGTTCAGGGCGCCGGTCAGCCGTAACCCCAAACGCCCTTCAAGGAGTCTCGCCCATGCGCTACGCATTCGCTGGTTTCGTCGTGCTCGCCGTCGCGCTGTGCGCCGGTCCGGTCATCGCCTCGACCCCGCAGGGCCAGGTGGTCTACGGCCCAGGCAATCCGGTGACGCTCACCGGCGCCACGCCCGCGTCGATCGCCGCCACGGCTGGCGCCGGCGTCATCGTCGACACCGTGGCGACCATCACGAGCGGATACCTGCTCGACATCCGCAACAACGGGGTCAGCAAGTTCGCGATCGATTACAACGGCTACAGCCCGGCACCCCTCATCAGCTCGATCGTGGCGCCCGCAACCGTGGCCACCACCGGCACCGCGGCCTCCCCGGCCATCACGCTCTCGGGGCAGGCGGGCGGCGCTTCTTCGGGCGGAGTCGCCAACAACACAGGGGGCGCCGGCAGCACGGACTCGATCACTGCTGGTGCGGGCGGCGCGGCAAGCAGCGCGGCGACCGGCACCAATACCGGCGGCGCGGGCGGGACCCACGCGCTCTCGGGCGGTGCTGGCGGCGCGGCCAGCGGGGCGACGACGGCCAACACGGGAGGCGCGGGCGGAACGTCGACGGTGAGCGGCGGCGCGGGAGGCGCGACGACCGGCACCGGGACGACCAATACGGGCGGCGTTGGCGCTGTTGCCGCAGTGCTGGCCGGCGCGGGCGGCGCGGCCTCGGGCGGCACCACCAACAACGGCGGCGCGGGCGGGGCGGCGCAGCTCGTGGCAGGCAATGGCGGCAACGGCACGCAGACGGGCGGGGCGGGCGGGGCGGTCGCGATCACGGCCGGGAACGCCGGCACCGGCGGCAACGCCAACGGCGGCAGCATCACCCTCACCGCCGGCAGCAAGACTGGCTCCGGCTCGGCCGGCGCCATCACGCTCGCGAGCCCGACCGTGGCTTCCAGTGCGCTCAACAAGGGCACCTGTACGCTCGGCACCAACTGCAACGCCATCACGGTCACGGCCGGCAGCGTCTGTACCTGCGCCGACACGACCTCGGCTGCGGCCTGCAAGGTGGCGATCTCGAGCACGACGCTGACACTGACCGGCACGTCCACCGACGTGCTCGGCTACCTCTGCTTCTGAGCATGGGCGAGACCGGGGAAGAGGAGCGGCAGCCGACGCCGGCAGAGTTTGCCAGCGCCCAGTTCGCCACCGACTTCGACTCACTGCTCAAGCAGCCGGCCTTCCGGCGCTGGCTCTGGTACGTCATCGACGATCCCGGCCTGTGCGGATCGCACCGGATCACCGCCGACGTGGCGAGCCCCAACCAGACCTACCTCGACGAGGGACGCCGGTCGATCGGCGTCTCGCTCACGGTCGGCGCGCAACGGGTCGCTCCGCTCATGTACCTGCGGATGCTCACTGAAGCCATGAACGACCGCTTCAACCGCGTCGTCGTCCCCAAGCCGGAAGCCCCGGCCGAATAGCCCGCACCGCACCTCAACACCTCAACCAGCGCCCAGCCTGCCGCCCTCCGGGCGCGCGGGACGGCGGCGCTTTGCCCAGAGGCACAGATGCCCGACGCAGCCGCCGCCGTTGCCGCACCCGCCGTCGTAGCCGCTCCGCCGCCCGCCGCCGCCGTTCCTGCGGTCGTCGTGGCGCCTCCGTCTCCGGCTCCGGTTGCCGCCGCACCCCTTCCCCCGGCCGAAGTCGCGCCGGCAGCACCCGCAGTCGTAGCCGCCCCCGCCGTGCAGCCGCCCGCTCCTGTCGCCACACCGGAAGCCGCGAAGCTCGCGACTCCTCCGGCCGCGGCAGAGATCGAGCTCAAGGTGCCGGAGGGCGCGAAGTTCGATCCCGCCGCGCTCGATGCGTTCAAGTCGATCGTCAAGCAGGAGGGAGTCACCGGCAAGCAGGCGCAGGCGCTGGTGGACTTCCAGGCTGCGCAGAACGCCGCGCAGGCCAAGGCGTTCAACGAGCACGTCCAGCGCCAGCGCGTGGCTGATCTCGATGAGCTCAAGGGCGACAAGGACTTCGGCGGCGCCCGCTACGACCAGACCGTCGCCGGAGCAAAGAGCGCCGCCAGGCAGTTCGGCGGCGAAGGACTGAGCAAGCTGCTCGAGGCGTCCGGGCTGGATTGCCACCCGGATGTCGTCAAGACGTTTGCCCGGATCCGCGCCGCCATCGCCGAGGACTCCACCGCAGGCCGTCTGCGCAGCGCTCCAGCCGGGGAAGTGAAGGCCCCGCCGCGCACCATGCAGGAGCGGTTCGCCGCTCGGTACGCGAAGCCCGCCAAGTAACCAGCCTCACCCCTCAACCCATCCGGCGTCCAGCCTGTGCTCCCAGAGCACGGGCGGGCGCCTTTGTTTTTTGAAAGGTCGCTCCCGTGGCAGACAATCGACTCACCTTCCTCGACATGCAGAAGCAGCTCGATCCGTCCGGCGAGAAGTTCCTCCCGGTCGCCGAGGTGCTCAACCAGATCAACGCTCCTCTTCAGGACGGGCCGATCACGCCGTCCAACGCCGACCTCGGCCACCGCATCGTCATGCGGTCCAGCCTCCCGACCGTCGCGCTCGCCAAAGCCAACAAGGGCGCGCCGGCCAGCAAGAGCACCACCGAGGTCCGCAACGAGTCGATGGCCCTCTTCGACGCCAGCTCGGAGGTCGACGTCAAGGAGCGGCACCTCATCGGCGCGACGAAGTTCAACATGGCGCGCGCCCGCGAGGACATGGCCTTCGCGGAGGCGATGAGCCAGGCGGTCGCGGCGCAACTGGCCTACGGGTCGATCGCGACCAACGCCAGCGGGTTCGACGGCCTCGCGACGCGGCTCTCGGCGATCAACAAGCCGACGCCCGGCAACAACGGCTCGCAGGTCTGGAGCATGGGGGCGAACGGTGGCGACGGATCCAGCATCTACATCGTCGACTGGGGCGAGATGGCCTGCCACTGGATCTACCCCGAGGACAGCGGAACTGGCGGGCTGGCGGTCATCGACCACGGCGACAACGTGCGCGTCACCGACGTGGACGGCAACGGCTTCTACGCGGCCGTCACGCAGTACCTCTGGAGCATCGGGTTCGCGGTCGAGGATCCCCGGCGCATCGCCCGGCTCGCCAACATCGACGTGTCGGACGCGAACCTGGGTGGCCTCGCCACGCAGGGCCTGCTCATCAACACGCTGATCAAGATGCTGAGCCGGATGCCGAACCCCATCGGCTTCAACCGCGTGATGTACGCGCACACCGACGTGATCTCGGCCTTCGAACTCCAGATCCTCGGCAAGACCGCGCCCCTGTACCTGACCATGGACCAGTACCTCGGTCAGATGATCCCGCACTTCCGCAACATCCCGCTCCGCCGGCTCGACCAGCTCTCGATCTCCGAGGGAACGGTCAGCTAGTCGCGGTCCTGAAGCAGTGACTCGGGCGGCGTTCGCGCCGCCCTTTTGCACGGCCCCAACCCTTTCAAGAATCGAGACCAACAATGCTTCTGGACATGGACGACGAGTTCACCCTCAACCAGAGCGCGACCCTCGAGGGTCAGCTCATCACCGCCACCGCCATCGGAGGCCGCGTCAAGGACTGCCAAGGCGGCGCTCCCGGACCCGCGGCGACGGTGGCCACCTTCGGCACCGCCGCTGCTCCGCTGACGTTCCGGCGCCGCGACTGGGCCACCGGCGACGTCGTCTGGGCCTACTTCAAGGTCACGGCCGCGGCCGCCGCCAACCCGACCACCAACTTCGTGTGCGACATCATCGCGGCCGACAACGCCGACCTGGTGACCACAATGACCGGCTTCAACGGCGTCACGGTCAGCAACGCGCCGGTGGTGCTGGCCACCACGACGGTGCTGACCGCCGCGCTGACGGCCGGCAGCATCCACGACATCGGGGCGCTCCAGCCGGGCACCCTGCGCCGCTACCTCGGTTGCAAGTTCACGGCGACCGGCGGCAGCGCCACCACGGGCGCCGAGGTGTGCGGGCTCATCAACCGGAACGCGCGCGCGCAGAGCTGGGTCGGCACGGACCTGTAAGCGAACGGCTCCCCCGAACTTTGATTGCTCGGGGGAGCCAATCACCACGGAGACATCATGGATGTGAAGGTCGAGGTCGAGGCGCCGCCACGGCTCATCAAGATCACGCCGCAGCAGGTGCTCGATCGAGTGGCCCGGTACATGGAGCAGATCCCCGATCTCGCCTACGTGCTGATCCTCGCGCGCCAGAGCGACGGCAGCAGCGTGGTCTGCACCAGCAACGCCCCCACCCCCATCGTGCGCCGGATGATGCGCGCGGCATCGAAATAAGGAGACGCATGGCAACGTACAAGATCAACGCACCGCCGCCGGGCAGCTACGTCGAGGGGTTCGGTCTGCTCGTGACGGGCAGCGAGTGCGAGATGCCCGACGACTACCCCCCGCATCGGCTCTGGGAGCCGGTCGACGCCGCGGCGCGCGCCTGCTTCGAGCGGGCGGCCGCAACCGTGGTCGCGGACGCGAAGTCGCTGGCGGCCGATGAGGGCCGCACGCTGACCGCCGAGGAGATCAAGAAGATCCACGATGGGCGGATGCCGATTCCGAACCCGGAGCTGTCCACGAAGCCGAAGACGAAGCCGGTGCCGAGCGCGCAGGCATTCGGGCCGGTCAAGACGCGGGCGAGCGACAGCCGGTAGTCAGCGGCAGACGGGCGGGTCAGTTCACCGTCAGCGGCAGCCAGTTTCCGCTCGGCGGCGGGCACCCCTCGACGGTGTGGACGGCGCCGCCGGGCGCTCCGGGCCGGTACAGGTAGCAGTCTGGCGCCAGCGGCGTCAGGCCACACGCGCAGGATATGGTGGAGCACGCGGCCAAACCATGGCGAACGCCGCTCCCGCCGGGGTCTGGCAGCACGGCGTTCTCGTCCACGCCCCGGACGATCCAGAGTCCACAGCGGCAGATGCCGGTCATTCGATTCTCTCGCTCATTGCTGATTCCTACCGCTTCCCGCATCGGAGGTGCAAGTGGCCGACTCCGAGGTGGCGATCTGCAACCTTGCCCTGCTCAACATCGGCGATACCGGCGGCTTCATCGCCACGCTCGACGATCCAAGCAACGAGGCCGTGGTCTGCAAGTTGATCTATGCGCAGACCCGCGACGAATTGCTCCGCGCCTTCAAGTGGCCGTGGGCAACCCGGCACGCCTATCCGCAGCAGCTCGGCGGCGCGAAATGGGCGGCGGCTACCGCCTACACGCAGGGCCAGATGGTCAGCTACGCGCCGGCCAGCGCGAACGTCGTCAACATGCCGGAGACGATCTCGACGTTCGTCTACTACTCGATCCTGCCAGGCAACAACCAAGGCAACCAGCCCGACATCTCGCCGACCGCGTGGGTCCAACTCTCCCGTGCGGCGTGGGCCTACGCCTTCCGGATGCCCGCCGACTACCTCTACATGCAGGGTGTCTATTCGGGCCGCAATCCGCGCCGCTCGCAGGAGATTCCCTACGCGATCGAGTACGAGGCGACCAAGGACGTGAACGGCAACCTCGTCGGGCCGGGCACCATCCTGCTCTCGGATACCGGACTCCCGTGGGATTGGTCGCTGTGGGCGGCGTCTCCGACCGCGCCCGTCTCCGTCGAACTCGTCTACACCGCGCAGATCACGGACCCCAAGCAGTTCCCGCCCGACTTTACGCACGCGCTCGCGTGGGCGCTCTCCGTCAAGCTCTGCCTCGGCCTGCGTAAAGACATCGCGGAGGCGAAGGCCGCGCGCGACGGCTACGCGCAAGCAATGGCCGAGGCCGCAGCGAACGCGCTCAACGAGAATCGCCCGGACCCTGCCCCGGTGCCGAGCTGGATCGCCGCGCGCGGCGGCCGTGGCGGGTGCTGGTAATGAATAGTTCACTCGTCAGGCAGGGCAACTTCTCCGGCGGCGAGATCGCCCCGCTCGCTTACGGCGCGACCGACACGCCCGCCTACCAGCACGGGCTGCGGCTCTGCCGGAACTTCTGGCCTACCGTCGAGGGGCAGCTGGTCAATCGCACCGGGACGCGGCTGGTCGCGAAGGTCAAGGATCCGAACGCGAGCCCGCGCCTGATCCCGTTCATCTTCTCGGACGGCCAGACGTTCATCCTTGAGGTCGGCAACCTCTATATCCGCTTCTTCCAGAACGGCGGCCCGGTCCTGCTCGCCGGTGTGCCTTACGAGATCGTGACCCCGTGGGCCATCGCCGACGTGCCGCGGCTGAAGTTCGCGCAGAATGGCGACATCATCACGTTCTGCTGCCTGCGCCGGTCGGCCGCCGACCCCAACTATCAGCCGCAGGAATTGGCGCGGATCTCGAATACCAACTGGACGCTGACGGCGGTTAGCTATTCGTCGGTCGCGTGGACCGTCTGGCAGAGCGCCAACAACGGCGGCGTCTCGGTGTCGAACGGGAGCCTGAGCTCGATGGTGCTGCCTCACTCGCCGGCCGATTACACAACCAAGCTGGGTGCCGCCGTATCGTGCTCGGATTTCTGGTTGAGCGGCGTCGTCTACGCATACGGGCAATTCGTTCTGGTTCAGCCAGGTGGAGCCGGAACAAGGGTGCATCTTTGGCAGTCGGCCATAACCAGCAACCAAGGCAATAGCCCCGGCGGCAACATCAATCCGCTGACCGGGTCCGACAGATACTGGATCGACTGGACGTTCTGGACCGGCGGCGGCGGCCCGACATACCGGCGGAGCGATTACATCTGGCAGTCTTCCGACGGACAACCGACCAGCAACACAGACGGAGTGACTTACCTGTCTCTGGTCGATAACAACACCGACCACGATCCCGTCAACAACTCGCCGACGCAATGGGCCGTCGCGGACGACTCCACGCGACCGCCGAAGAACTGGCAGTTCGTTGTGACGCTCCTCTACAAAGACGCCAACGGAGTGGTCCACGAAACGCTCGGCTCTCCACCGACGCCGCCGACGATGTTGTCCGTGTATTCGGATCGGCCGGTGTCAATCACATGGAATATCTCCACACTATCTGTGCCGCCGTTCGCCCCGACCCTTTACAATATCTACGGTGGCAGGAACGGTATCTATGGCTTGCTCGGCACCGCCCCGGTCACAAACGGCGGAGCGTCCGGGTCGCAGACGTTTACCTATGACGGGCTGATCCCTCCCGATTACGGAACCCAGCCGCCGCGAGGGACCAACCCGTTCGACGTGGCCAACCCATCGGTCGGGGGAACGGCCGTTCAATCATGGCCCGGCGTCTTCACCTACGCGGAGCAGCGCGCCATCTACGCGCGGTCGCTGGCCAAGCCGCAGGACTTCTGGGGCAGCGCCGTTGGACTGCTCAAGAACTTTGACGTGAACGTACCGGCGCAGCCGGAGGATACCTACAACTTCACCATCGCCTCGGAGCGGCTGGAGGATATCCGCAGCATCATCGGGCTGCGTAACCTCATCGTCTTTACCGGGAACGGCGTCTGGGGTGCCGAGGGCGCGGCCGGGGCGATCACAGACACCAGCGTCTTCCTGCGCCGATACAACGATCGGGGCGCGGCCTATCTGGACCCGCTGATCATTGACCGCGCCGCCATTTACCTGACGAACCGCGGGAGGGTCCGCGACCTCCAGTGGGAATGGCGCTCGCAAATATACATCGGCCGCGATCTGTCGGTGGTGGCCCGCCACTTGTACGAGCTGCACAGCATCACCTCGTGGTGCTACGCGGAGACGCCCTACAACCTCGTCTTTGCGGTCCGCGACGATGGCGTGCTGCTCACCATGACCTATTCGCCCGCCGGCATCGAGGCGCACGCTCAGCACACGACGGACGGCGCCTTCGAGTGCGTGGCCTCGGTACCGGAGACGGACGCGACCGGCTATACCGAGGACGCGGTGTATGTTGTGGTCCGGCGCATCATCAACGGCGCCACGGCCCGCTACATCGAGCGCTTCACCTCGCGCATCGTGCCGGAACTGAAGACGGTGCTGGCCGATGGCGAGAGCACGTTCGCGCCTGACGTGCGGCCGATGAACTTCCTCGACTGCGCTCTCCAGTACGACGGGCGCAACAGCGCCACCACGGGCGGCGTCGTTTCACTGACGCTCTCTGGCGCGACCTACGCGGCCGGCGATCAGCTCACCGCCAGCTTCACGGGCGAGGTGGTGCCGCTCAACGGCGGCGTCGGTCCGTTCAACGCGACCGTCGTTGACGGCATCGCGGGCAACATCGGCGGGACCGTGGTCATCGACCCGGACGGCGTGGCGGGCGGTCCGTACCCAGCGACCATCGTCGCCATCCTCGGAAATACCAGCGTGACCGTGCAACTCGACGTTCCGCTGCCTGCCGCCTACCAGAACATCGCCACGCAGAGCTTTGGCGTCGGCGCGCTGGTGCTCAACGGGTTCACGCACCTCGCCGGCCAGAGCGTCAACGCGCTGATCGACGGCGCGGCCGCTGGGCCGTTCACGGTGAATGCAGACGGGACCATCGTGCTCGGCAGCCCCGGCGTCATCGTGCAGGCCGGACTGCCCTACACCTCGGACATGGATCTGCTCGACGTCGCGGCCGACCAGGTGAAGACGAACAAGAAGAGCGTGCGGAAAGCGACCTTCGAGGTGGTGACGAGCCGCGGTCTTCTCGCCGGAGAGACGTTCGCCAAGCTCTTCGCGCCCAATCTCCAGTCGGTGGCGGACGGCAATAGCGTCCCGCCGCTCTTCACCGGCAACGCCGAGGTGCAGATCGCGTCGAGTTGGAACACGGAGGGCGGCAGGGCCTGCCTGCGCCAAAGCGACCCTCTTCCGCTCACTGTCGTGGCCGTAGTGAGGGATCTCGAAGTTGGCGGCCGGTAGGATGGTGCTGGTCCACGCAGCCGGCGCGCACGTCGAGCGCCTCGCGACCATGATGCGGGACGCGGACCGCGCGGAGCTGATCGCCACCGACGGGCGCGACGCGCAGGACAGCCTCCTTCTCGGGATCTCGCTCTCGGAGTTTTCGCGCACGGTGATGCTCGACGGCGAGCCGGCGGCGATGTTCGGAGTGCGGGTGCTGGACAACGGCGTCGCGGTTCCGTGGCTGCTCACCACGACGCTGCTCGACCGGGCGCCAGTCTCCTTCTGGCGGGCCAGCAAGGCGGTCGTCCGCGAGATCGTGGCGCAGTACCCAGTGCTGATCCGCTGCGTCGATGCCCGGCACCGACAGGCATTGTCCTACGCGGCACGGCTCGGATTCACGATAGGGACCGAACACCCGTGCGGCGTCGCGCGCGAGCCCTTCCGCACCATCTCGATGGGGGTGAGTTGATGTCCCAATACGACGTGGCCGCGATGGGCTTCTCCATCTTGGGCGGTCTGCTCAAGGGGATGAGCGACACGCAGGCCGGCGCCTACAACGCGGACGTGGCGAATCGCAACGCCGGCATCGCCAGCATGGCGGCCGGAGACGCGCTCGCCCGCGGCCAGTTCGCGGCCGGTGCGGCGCTCCTGCGCGGCTCGGCGCTCGCTGGCGCGCAGAAGGTCGCCTACGCCAACTCCAACGTCTCGGTGAACAGCGGCAGCGCGCTCAACGTCATGGGCGACACGAAGATGATGAGCGCGCTCGACGCCGCCATTATCGGCAGCAACGCGGCCCGATCCGCGTGGGGCTATCGCAATCAGTCGCTGGACTTCCAGCAGCAGGGACTTCGTGCCGAACGGCACCCACAGCGGCACCGACCAGATGGGCCCCTGATGCCAGGCGACATCCCGCAGGAATCGCCGGTGCCCAACGTCGAGCCGGCCGCGCTGCCGACGCCCTACGACCAGACGCAGGCATCGCCGGAGAACTTCGGCGGTGGCGCGGCTCTTGGCGCGCAGCAGGCCGGATCGGACGCCGAGCAGATCGCAGACCGTGCGCGCGCAATCGCCAACAAGTCCGCCGACGACACGGCGCGCGGCGCTGGCGAAACGCTGCTGACCAATCAGATTATCAGCGACGTGCCGGGTTCCGGCGGGTTCCGCTCGCTCAATGGTCACGACGCCCAGAATGCCGCGCAGCCGACTATCGAAGAGTTCAACAAGGGCATCGACAAGATCGCCGCCGGCCTTCAGCCGGGCGCGCAGCAGCTCGCCTTCGCGCCCTACGCGCTGTCGCTGAAGTCCGAGGCGGCCCGCTACGTCAACCGCCACCTCGCCGGTCAGGTGCAGGTGATCAGCGCCGTCGGCTACAAGACCGCGACCGCCGCGACGATCGGCAAGCTCGGCAGCCTCGACACCGTGATGGATCCGGCCGAACGGGCAACGAACCTTTCCCGCCTCAGCGACAACACGATCAAGCAGGCGCAGCTCGTTCTCGGCCAGAGCGCCACCAGCGAGGAGATCGACAACTTCGTTGCTCCGGTGATGCAGAACGCCGTCATGACCGCGCTGGAAACCTTCAAGGCCAACTCCGACAAGCCCGGCGTCATGGACGAGGCGAAGAAGTTTCTGGAGAGCGAGAGCGGTCTGCTCGGGAAGGCCCGCACGCAGCTCATCGCTGGGCAGATTTACCGGCGCGACGACACCAACAAGGGGCTGAAGGCCGCGCAGGACATCGCCCGGCAGAACACCATTCAGGACACCAGCATTATCAACGATGGCGCGGTCAACGCCCTGTCGAATATGGGCTTGTCGCCCGAGGTGCAGAAGATCGCCGAGCAGGAATTGCAGCGGCGCGCTGTCACTGGCCGGCAGATGCAGAAGCAGTCGAACGAAGGCGCGTTTACGGCCGGCGTCACCTCGATCAGGAAGAACGATCAGGGCGGATTGCAGGACGCGCTGGACTCGCTCTCGGTGCCGGGCGGTGGAGGCGGT